GTCAAATAAAAGTAACAGATCTTTTGTATGTTCCTGATCTACAGAATTTCAATGTTGCTGTAAAAACTGATCCAGCAAAGTTAGAAGCGTATATAAATAAAGTTTGCCGAGGTCGTTGAGAGGAATAGAATAAGCATGCAGGACTCGGGGGCAGTACCCGACTGGTCCACCATAAGAACATTCGCATAAAACCGATCCGGGATACGGAAACAGGCAAACCGAGTGTTCTTAATTGGGCCAGAAATAGAATCGACTGGTGTAGTAAAGGTTCAAGGAGACCAAAGGCGAATGTTAGGTGCCAACGATAATGCACCATTTGAGTTCGCTGTAGCAGCGTAATTCATTGGGTGGGCCACCAGCCTCGAAACAGAAATGGTGGCAATTATAAAGGAAAGCAAAATGAAAATAACTAAGACACAAAAAATCATTCTTGAATTCTACAAGTCAATCATCGATGATAAGCCAAAGAAACAGAAGAAACTCTGGGATAAGATAACCAAAAAGAGTTTTAATTGTAAGAAAACACACGCTATAAAGTGAGTATATTATGTTTTCATTCTTTCATAGAACAGCTGCTCTGCATGTGGATGCATTTACGTCTAATAGAGCAGCATATGAAGTAACACCTATTGTTAATTCATACAAGGCTATGCCTAAGTGGATGGATGAAGTACCAAAGACTACTCAGAAATATGGTTATAACCATCTTGGTAATATAGTTAATGCTTCAAGGAGAAGCATAAGAACATGTCCTGGTTTTATAGATCTATATCGTAAGGGATTTATCTTAGAGACCTGGGCAGATTTTGTAGTTGATGTTAGGTCTGATAAATTCTCCTACCACTTTACTAATGGCCCAGAGCCAGCGATCTTTCCACCTGACGTAGATATCCTTCCAGGATTTGAGCGTCATTTTATTATGAAGCTCGGTAGCCCTTGGATGATTAAGACAGAAGAGAGAATACCTTTTATAGCATTGGGCACTGAGTGGTCATTAGAACATATTGATGCTAAGATTATACCTGGGTCTATAACATTTAAAGAACATAATGCTACTAATGTATTCTTAGTATTCAAAAGACCAGAACCAGGTAATGAATATCAGTTAAAGATACCTATTGGAGAGCCTCTTCAGCAGTTTGTGCCTTTAACAGAAAGAAAAGTTAAGGTACATACTCATTTAGTATCGCCTGAAGAGATGCAAAGGATGATTATTCCAGGTAAGACTTCTGTTCATGGTTGGAGAAAGATTGCTTCTCTTGTAAGAAGAAATGAAAATCGCTCTAAGATGAAATGCCCCTTTACTTCTTCTGAGTAATAGGGTATTATAATAATATTGGTTCCGTAGCTCAACAGGATAGAGCAACTGCCTTCTAAGCAGTAGGTTGGATGTTCGAGTCATCCCGGGATCGCCACTATTAAAGGAAGAAAGATGATTTTATACGATAATCTATTAAGCCAAGAGCTATCAGATGATTTGTTAAAGACTCTTTCTGGTCCTTTCTTTCCTTGGTATTACACACCCTTCACAGCATACAGTAAGCAGTTTGCAACAGAGAACACCAGAGATGTTCCTCAGTTCACACATGGATTCTATGCAAATAGTCATATAAATTCCAAATATTTTAATATGGTTATTCCTATTATGGATCTCTTACCTAAAGAATATAACAAGAATAATTTAGTAAGAGCAAAGGCAAATCTTATCTACAAGAATTCAATGTATCCTATGGGGTGTCATAATACTCCTCATGCTGATATGCCAGATATGGATACAACTTCCCTTGTATATTATGTTAATGATTCCGACGGAGATACTGTCTTTTTTCAGGAGACACCAGATACGTTCAATGGTGTAGTAACAGAGACTCTTAGAAATAAACCAAAAAAGAATCAGGCAGTATTGTTCAATTCTAAACATCTACATACGAGCGTACCTCCAAGAGAAAACGATATCCGTATAATTATAAACTTTGTGTTTAACAATGAGGAAGTATAAGATGAAAAAGTTTATGATTGCTGCAGCTGTTGTTCTATTATCAACTCCAGCAATGGCTAAATTTGATATCATAATCTCCAAGACACATCAGTCTATGACTGTTTATGAGGATGGTAATCTGGTTGATGTTTGGTTTGTTTCTACTGCTCGTAGAGGTTATTCAACCCCTTCTGGCACTTTCCATCCTTATTCCTATCAACCCATGCACTACTCAAAGAAGTTCGACAATGCGCCAATGCCACACTCTATTTTCTTTTCTGGTGGATATGCTATCCATGCTACTCCTCATACAGTTAATTTGGGGCGTCCTGCTTCTCATGGTTGCGTTCGTCTCCATCCAACTCATGCCGCAGAACTTTACACTATGACGAAAGGACAACCAACAACAATCCGAATAACGGAGTAACAAATGAAAAATTCGTCTTCCTACTCTTATTCTCATGCATATGCTGTTAGATGGGCTCTTGAAATCGAACTAAGCAGATTAAGGATTTTTGAGGATAGGCAGGAGATGTTTAGAGTGATAAATTATTTTGAAGAGCGAATAGCTGAATTGAAGGAAGAAGAAGCATTATGTTTAAAGGCTCAAGTTTCGTAGAAGAGGTAGAAAAGCTCTGTCGGACTAAGAACATCGAGTATATCGATGCAGTGGTCTTCTGGTGTGAAAAGAATAATCTGGAAATTGAGACAGCCGCCTACTGGATCAAAAAAGACCCTGTTATGAGGTCTAAGATTCAGTTCGAGGCAGAGAATCTCAATGTCCTAAAACGAGGTGCTCGTCTGCCGGTATAAATAGAATGCACCCTAAGATATGGAGGCCAGCTATGCTCATACAGACTGTTGGTAAACCGAACCATATATCTTTAAAGATGGCCAAAGAGGCCACGAGGTTCTACGCAGAATATCTTATGCCAAAGATATACGATAAAGTGTTCGTTACTTTGGAGTTTAAGAAGTTTCAAAGAGGAAATAATGATTATGCCTACTGCGATGCTATTGACGATGGCGAGCAACGTAAGAGAGATTTTGTCATAACATTGGATGCTCGTCTTAATAAGAAAGAGACCCTATTGGCTCTTGCGCATGAGATGGTGCATGTGAAGCAATATGCCAAAGGGGAGTTAAAGGATCTATTTCGCCCAACCAGAATGGTTCGATGGCAGGGAGAAAGATTTGATCCTGAGGATATGGATTATTGGGAATTGCCTTATGAGATCGAGGCGTATGGCCGTGAAAAAGGTCTATATGTGAAGTTTATGACACATTTGGATGAAAAGATAAATGGGTATATCAGCGTTTGATGCTTATAGAGAATATGTGGCACTGAAGAACCACTTTACAAAACCTAATTATGACTATATAAAGTATAACGGAAAAACAGGTCTAAAGGTTGACTCTTTTAATAAGAGGAAAGACAAGCTGTTTTTCGAGAAACTAGCTAAGAAGGATAACGTCCATGAGTTTCTTGTTGCTAACCTTTCTGGTAACCCTAAGTTATGGATACGCGATCTCGCGTACTCCGAAACTGCAGAGAATACCTATCAGAGTTGGAAAAAGAAGACACAATCGCTAACATATAATTTTAAGAACGAGGTTGAAGAGCATCTATATAAGCCCTTCAACTTCAACTTTGTTGTTAAACCAGGCGAGCACCCATTATTGATGAAAGCCTATCTAGCAGGTAGACTGTCTTTTGAGACATTTTGTATTATGTTAGAACTCACTAAATCAATTGCCTCATGGGACTCTAAGATGGAGTATGATCCTATTTGGCAGGATCTATCTAATAAAGTTAAGAAATATACCCCTTTCATAAAATATGATAAAGACAAGTTCAGAAAGATAGTGATTGATTTATACGGTGATTGATGTTTAAAGTTATGCCTATTAAAGAGCATTATGAGATCAAGGATCAACTCCTTGAGATTATAGAAAGACAGAATACAACCCCCACAAAATTCGAGAGAGAACAGGTATCCAGAACTGACTGGCACGTTGACCGTGCACAGATAAGAGAATATTTTAAATTTATATTTCCTATAGTATATCCTTACATGCATCAACTAATGGAGGATGCATTTAACAAGGATGAAAAGATTTATGACATCGATCATATTAAGATCAGTAGTTATAGAATGAACCGATATGAAAAGAGTGATTATCATGGCTGGCATAGGCATCCAAACTCATCTTGGCATTTCATTTATTATGTCGAGTTACCTGAAGGAGCTCCTGGTACTGAGATACAAATTCCTTTCACGAACGAGCGTGTTAGACCAGATGTAAAAGAGGGCGATCTATTAATGAGTCCTTCATGTTTTCTTCATAGAGGACCACCTAATGACTCTAAAGGCAGAAAAACAATTATCGTTATGAATACTAATTAAATTTTGCTTGACTTTTGGTTTGCTTAGAGGTAATATAATGAAAGAGTTGATAAAGTCAGTTTCTATTAAAGAACATGATAGCATAAAGCAAGAACTGTTAGAAGTTTTAGCAAGGCAGAATTCGTCTCCTTATTGGATTAATGATGGATGGTATGTTCATAATACGGACTGGTTAGTTGATGCAGGTAAACCAAGAGAATATTGTAAATTCTTATATCCTATATTAGCACCTTATATTCATAAAATGTTAATAGAGTCGTATGGGCCAGATTATGAAAACACTACATTTAAAATGATAAATTGTCATTTTAATCAATATCACAAAGGAGAGTATCATAACTGGCATAGGCATCCAAACTCATCTTGGCATTTTATCTATTATGTGGAGCTTCCAAAAGATTCTCCTCCAACAGAAATAAGAATTCCGCTAACACAAGAAATTGTTAGTCCGGATGTAAAAGAGGGAGATATGTTAATGGCTCCTTCTCTGTTTTTCCATAGAAGCAAACCTAATGCTTCTGTAGAAAGAAAGACCGCCATCGTCTTTAACTTCAGTTGATGGTAATATAAATAACCATGGGCGTTATACGTAGCCCATACAATCGTAATACATCGAAATATGGAGAAAATATATGGTAGATTTTAAGGCTCTCAAAGCAGCTTCGGGTAAGAAGTCTCTCGAAACTCTCACTTCAGAACTCACTAAACTCAAGGACAATGGTGCCTCTAAGAACGGTCCTGATGATCGTTTCTGGACAGCAACTGTAGATAAGGCAGGTAATGGTTATGCCGTTATTCGTTTTCTTCCTAGCCCTTCAGATGAGGATGTCCCATTCGTTAGAATGTTTGACCATGGTTTCCAAGGACCAGGTGGATGGTATATCGAAAACTCCCTAACAACTATCGGTAAGCAGGATCCAGTTTCAGAGTATAACTCAAAGCTGTGGAACTCTGGTATTGAAGCTAATAAGGATATCGTTCGTAAGCAGAAGCGTCGTCTTCACTTTGTTTCTAATATCTATGTTGTTTCTGATCCAGGTAATCCAGCTAATGAAGGTAAAGTTTTCCTCTTCAAGTATGGTAAGAAAATTTTCGACAAGCTCGAGGAAGCAATGAATCCTCAGTTTGCTGATGAAGAGGCAATTAACCCATTCGATCTTTGGTCGGGTGCTAATTTCAAGCTCAAGATTCGTCAGGTAGAAGGTTATCGTAACTATGACAAGTCTGAGTTTGATAAGACTGGTCCTTTGCTTGATGATGATAAAGAGTTGGAGAAAGTTTGGAAGTCCGAGCATTCGTTGAAAGCGTTTCTTGAGCCTTCTAACTTCAAGAGCTATGAAGAGCTTCAGGCTCGTCTTACTAAGGTTCTTGGTGAACCTGCTGCTCAGAAACGTGCAGCTGCAAAGGTTGAAGAAGAAACTCCTTGGCAGGATGAAGATGCTGCTCCTAAGTTCAAAGCAACTCATGCACCTAATTATTCAGGTGATGATGATGACGATGAAGCTATGGATTACTTTAAGAATCTCGCTGAGAAATAAAACAATTAAGGGAGCCTTCGGGTTCCCTTTTTCATTAGAACAATTTAATCTTATCTAACTCTTTGTAGTGAGAACCTCCAAACCCAAGACGTTCAGCCCACTTAGAAATAACTTCTTGGTCTTGTGATCCATTATAGTCAATTCCAGGAATATAAGATCCTTCACCTTGTTGAGTGTTAATCATTAAATCTCTTGATTGTTCAAGTTTCTCGCTGACTTCTCCAGCTTTCTGTTTGTAATTATAATCTTCTATTTGTTGTTGTATAGCAGATTGTTCGATTGTATTAGCAGCTGCCGCTACATTAGGAGATTCAACAGGTACAGGTCTTTCTGGAGCCATAATAGGTTGTGCTGTAGGTATACCAGCCATTTCATTCATTTTCATAGATAACGCAGATCCAGGTCTTATAGAATCTTTAGCAGACTCTGATAGCTTGGCCATAATACCGCCAAATCCTCCCATACCTCCTCCCATGGCGAGTTGCATTAGACCAGCGCCATGTTTTTCTGATTCGGTTGGTTGTGGTTTTTCAGCGTCTGGTGCAGCAGATTCTCCTCCGGATTCACCACCAGCTATAGTTTTATCTGCTCCTGGTACTGCTTGTTCTTTTCCTCCAGCTGGTGTAGCATCAGGACTACCACCACCTTTACCATATGAGGCTTGGCTTGTTCCTGTTCCTGATAGTTGAATATGAACAGGATCTTTTTCACCAAGAGGACGAGAAAGCCCATATTTGGCAAGGATGCCCATCTTATCCATTTGACGTGCTTGATTGCTACTTACGTCAACAGCATTACCTGTTTCATGATTACTTTTGCCAGGAGGATTAGCAGGTATACTTGATTTACCAGAAATATATGCCTGATAAAGTTGTGCTTGTTTTTCAGCAGTTCTCATACCAGAAGTTACTGAAACAGGTTGACCTGTCTTTGCTTTAAACTCAGATGCGGCTGCAGTAAGTTTTGATACAAGATCTTTATTAACTCCAGATAAATCTTTACCTGCGAGTGCATTCTTATCAACTTTACCTTCTCCGCCATATTCTTGTTTTGCTGCTCCAGATATAATACCACCATGAGCTTCTGGATGTCTTTCTCCTCCAGCATTTGGAGTTGCTGGCGGAGGTGGTGCAGCAGGAGCAGCATCTGGTGCTGTCTCTGATTTTGGTGTGGTTTCAGGAGTAGAAGTAACTTCTCCAGTTACTTTTTGTTTTTCTTTTGCTTCTGCTTTAGTTTCAGTAGCTGCAGTTTTGTTATCTACCTTTAGTCCTCTGAGATAACCAAGTCTGCGACCTGTATCACGTTCAGCAAATGCTGGCTTCTCATAATGTTTTACTACAGCATACATTCTATCCTGATCTGATAGACTTTCGTCCATCATAGCAGTCCATGCTTTAGTGTATTCTTTCTTGGTCTTCATTTCCCAGATAGCAGCTTTTGTTTGCTCTGCTACTGTCATATCTTTAGGATATTTACCGAATTGTCTCTTTATTTCTTCTGATCTTTGTGGATCCCACTGAACAATGCCCTGTGCCATGTGCACGAATTCGCCACGTGAGTTTACGTCACGATTATAGGCATTGGGCTTTGCAAGAGACTCTCCAGACATATTGGCTGTGAGAATCTTAGCAGCTTTATCAGAAAGACCTTCAGCTTTTGCAGCTTTATATGCTTCTTGTTGGTTCTGAGCAAGATTACCAGATGCAACAGTTGCTTTACCTTCACCACCCATATATTTGATAGCTTCATTAGCAGCTATAGCACCACCAGCAATAACAATACCACCAGTAGTGATAGTCTTAAGGGTGCTCATAATATTACCGAATATAGATGTATTATTCGTATTGCTGGATAACTGTGCCCAGTTGTTATTCATGGCATTAATGCCACCGAATACATTCTTCATCTGGGCAAGAATATCTTGCTGGACGTTTATAGATTCAGATAGATGATTGTTAAGCTGATCTAGCTTATTGGCCATCTTATTAGAAGTCTCAGCTACCTCTTCTATAGATTCTGTGAGTCCAGCTAATTGTTTTCTTTGGCTTAAGATAGAAGCACCAAGATCTTTAACAACTTTAAGAATATTCTTATTATTACCATCAGCAGCCCTACGGAACTCGCCCATAGAACTGTTCATGGATTGATTAATACTCTTAGATATTTCCCTAATTGCCTGGACATGGCTTGGGGCTGCTTCTTGGTTTTCTTGAACCATTATTTACTTTTAGCCTCTTCTAGTTCTTTTAGGTATGCCAGAAGCATGTCAACGTATATATCTCTTTCAAATGGCATTAGATTTTCTATATCAGATAAAGAATATTTATGATGCTGGACGAGAGAGAACATAGTCTTGTAGTAGTTTCCAAGACTATTATATGACATTATAAGGTAAAAAAATCGTTTAACGAAGTCAAGATAATCTCTCTATCATGATCCTTTTCATTCTTATACTTAATTTTATACTCCATATGAGGGACACTCAGCAAGAATTTCTGGGTTTCTTGAAATGTCTTAATATTAAGATTTTCTACAAATTCGGCTAAATCTTTCTTCTTATAGTCCTTAGCCGAATAAACTTCATCTTCATAATAGATAGTGTCGATACAACGGAGAATGAGCTCGAACATATAATCCTTTTCAAGAGCCATAAACTCCTTATCGTCATACAGAGAAGCAGAAGGATATTTCATAATCATGCCTGATCTATCAGTTATTTCAATCTTGTTACTAGTTTTTTCAGGATATACCATTTTCACATCATCTAGATTTACAACAAAATCATAAATCTTTTCATCCTCTGCATCTTTATAAGAAACCTTTACACTGCTATCAACAGAAAACGCCCTTAACCTTAAGAAAATATATTCAAGGTCAAAAATGGCCAGTTTGTTCACATCCAGTTTTGGGTCAAGTGAACAGTTATTCACTATCTGTTTAATTACTGATAGAATCTCAGTTTCAGTCTGGCCTTCTTTGGCCATAAGAATTAGTTTCTCTTCTTTAACAAGAAATGGTCTGAACTGAAAACTCTTCTTTAAAGAGGGAATATCAATACTATAAATCGGTTGATCAATTTTAGGCAAAGACATGCTATACTCCAAATGTTATGGTGAAATGTTTATAGAATTATTTTTTTCAAATCCTGCAGGAGCTTGGGCTGGTTGCCCTGGTTGACGTTGAATGGAGGATCCTTCAATCGTATAATTGGTATATGCAATACCGACATTTAATTTTACAATAGAATTATCTCCCCATGCAAGTGGAACTTCTCTTATAGAAGTCGGAAATGCTTCAAATAAATTTATCTTTTGCACCGGATTACCGTAATTATCATAGACAACTATCTGAATTACAGTGGAATATTGGTCTTTATATTCAACCTGATATTTTGGCTGTTGAGTGTCAGTCCCAGCAAAATCATTTATTGCTCTTAACCATTGATACCAATATTGCCATATCTCTCCATATTCGTCTAACATCATAGAAAAACTTACTTCTTGATATTGAGCATTAATTGGCATCTTTTGTGTTGCACCAATACCAAAACGATTGATATCAGATGTCATAAGAGACATACCAGGAGCTCTGACCTGATCTATACGAAATTTTAAATTCTCAGCTATTTTCTGAGTAGGAACAGGAACGTTAGAAGAACTTACTAAAGCATTGAAAATAATCTGCGGAGTGGCTATATTTACTTCAAAAGCGTTTGCGTACAGATAGCCATAATCGCTAACATTCTGTTTGAATTGGTTTATATTAAAAGCCATCGTTTATCCTAATAAGGTGGTGAACCAGAATATCTACGATCTGGATTTGTATTCCATCTCTGTAACGGAAGCATCACAACCTTGGCCCAGTCTGATGGGTGGACATAATGAAAAGAGCTTCTTACGTGCCCATACAGATATCTTTTCAGGCAACTCTCGAATCCTTTAAACTGACTCGTGTATGCTTTCAATATCTTATACGACACCATAATCTTTGTCGAATCATTGTATTTATCGTTATTCTTGACACCGTTGAGAGCATCCATTAACTGAGCTCTGGCTGACGGAGGTAAATAATGAAGATTTAATCCTAAGAACCCGTCTGAATACATTTCTATAATAAGAGTAAGAGGATATGAATCCCAGAAAGGCAATTTAGCCTTAGTCTTTGGATCGTATACATATAGGAACATTTCGCCTATCATTGGCGCTGTCCTTGTAGCAAACAGCTTACTGGGGTCTTTCTTGTTCTCCCCGACATTCTTGGCTGTATCACGAAACCAATCTTGGGCGTTCTTGGCAACTTCTCTGCCAGCGCCTTTCAGTAGTTTCTTAAACTCTCTTTGATCGGCCATAAGACGCTATCCCCAGTTCTTTCTCTGTCATTAACATAAACTCATATCCACGGTCTCGGCAATATTCTTTAGCAGCTTTCCATTTAGCTGAGTTCACACCCCATGTCATTACCTCAGATATATATCGCTTTGTCTTTCTGCCTTCCATAATAGCTGGAGGCTGGCACTGAGCAGCTGGTTTCACTTCGATCAATATGGTCTTTGTTCCACCATTGTTAGTCTTACAGCGAGCAGTGAAATCTACATAATATCTATGAATACGATTATCGATGGGCGATCTATATGGTATAACGGTCTCCTCGCTCTGCCACCAAATAATGTTTGGATCCTCATCGAGCCTGTGCATGAGCTTCAACTCCCAACCAGAACGATACTCTATATTGGTCGGGTCGCCTTTATACTTGTCTGGATTTTTTGGTTTATAGAAACCTTTATACTTCGCCATCTCATTCTTCTAATAAATAACTATAGAATATTTAGCCTTCAATAAGGATATAATAATGGCTGGTACTAATTTTCCTACTCCTCCACAAAAGAGATATAGTTCTAGGTGTTTTCCTACAGATCTTATACAAGATGGCAGAGAATATTATACTGATATTTCTTTTGTTGAATATTCGGCTTCTATGCAGGTTAATAATGGACCAAGTATTTCTGGTGGTATGGGAATTAAATTACCAATGCCAAGAAGAATTAATGATATAACAAATTTAAATTGGGCTGAGATTTCTGCAACTGATATGGCAGGTCAATTGGCTTCTCAGCAAATGGGTCAGGCTGGAGCGGCTATACAGGCAGCTGGCACCGGTGCTCAAATTGGAACAGGTCTTGCTTTAAATCCAATGATGTTTATGATGTTCCAGAGGCCATCATACAAAGAACACACTCTTTCTTGGACCCTTGCTCCTGCCAGTCAAAGAGATTCTGACGAATTAAACGACATTATTAATGCTTTCAAGAAGGCTTCATTGCCCACTTTAGACTATGGCGGGGCTCTATTAGGTTATCCAAATATCGCCACTATTAGTTTTAAACCAGATAAATACTTATTCAAATTGAAGCCTTGTGCTATTATTTCTGTTCAGGTAGATTACACTGGAGCGGGAATGCCTTCGTTTTTCAAGAGCGACGCACCAACTGTTGTAAACCTTACTGTTATGCTGAAAGAGATTCAGCTATGGAACAGAAACAATTACGAGATGTAAAATGGCCGAGAAGTATTTCGAGAAATTTCCAGTAATTACATATTCTAATAATCAGGTCGTTGATATTACCAAGAGAGTTGCTCTCATGGAAAAGATATCTACGAACCCATATGTGTTTTATCCTTATGATATTACTTCTGACGAACGTCCTGATCAATTATCTACAAGATATTATAACGATCCATATAGAAGCTGGATTTTCTATTTAACAAATAAGATAGTTGATCCATATTATGAATGGTATATGTCAGATAATGAATTTGTTGATTATATTGATAAGAAATATGGATCTTTTGTAAATGCGCAGCAAAAGATTATGTATTATCGCAATAATTGGGAAACAGCCATTGAAGAAACTATAACAAAATCTGAGTATAACGCCTTAGACCCAGATGCACAAACTTATTATGAACGTATATATGATTCAAGGCAAAATGTAATGGCATATAAAAGATCTCAATTAGATTGGAGATCTAATACTAATAAAATTTGTGGGTATCAAGTTAATGCTATTGCTGATCAATTTAAATCATTTAACCAAGATGAAATAGTGACAGTTGTATTTAATGATAGACAATCTGGTAACGGACAATTCTTAAATTCGGCTAATACAGGGCAGTCGAATGTCGTCGCTTTGCAGCACATGAGAGGTACATTCTCAACAAGTAATGATGTCGCTATATCTAACGGTAGTTTTATATATGGCACAGAATGTCAAATAAAATTACCTCTTACTGAATTTTATCCTTTGTCTAATAATATTCCAGATTCTGTTGAACAATTCTGGTCTCCTGTTTCTTATTATGAATACGAATTAGAAAGAAAAGAATATAATAAATCTATTCGTGTTCTTGATGCATCGTTTAGAGATATTATTGCTGAAAATTTAAAAGATTTAATGAAGGTGTAAAATGCCAGTCGGTGACGTAAAAATTTCTACATTAAAAATCGGTGATCTTGATTTAACTGATTATCAGACTGCAGGTTATGGCGGTATTAATATCTATGAAGATATTTTCAATCCATACGGACCTGTAGCTGAAATTAGAGTGGTCGATCATTCTGATGCACTTGGTAAAAATAATATTAACGGTTCGTATGATAAAGATGTTGAAATATCTCTCAGACCTGCCGACCAGGGAGGATCAAGCAGTGGTTCTGGAGAACGTAAATTTAAATTTAAAATGTTTCAGAATAAAAATTTAGATGATCTTTCTCATAAAAGTGTAGGTGCTGGGCACTTTAAACAATATGATATCAGGTCAGTTTCAGCAGAGATGTTAAATGCTCAAAGTAATTATATGCAGAAAAGTTATAATAAAAAAACAAGCGATGTTGTTAAAGATATATTAGAAAACGGTTTCAAGACTGATAAGGATGTTGAGATTAAGAGTGAAACTAAGGGTAAAAGACGTGTTATATTAAACAATGAGCATCCTTTAGATTCTCTTCATAGATTGAATTCTATACATGAGTCTGATACTGATGAATCATCTTGTTTTGTTTGTTTTCAGCAAGCAAAAGATGGAGATCAGAAATATGTGTTTGCTACTTTTGAAGAACTGTTTAAAGGAGAATCTTCTGTTAAATTAAAGCAGAGAACTGATCTTGATTATGGTAATGCTTCTGAAGAAGATAAGCAAAATTCTATTATGTGGTTTAAAGCTCCTGATTCTTTTTTCACCGGAACAAGATCTTTGATTAAGGGTAATGAACAAACTTTTAATCTAACAACACATCAGCCTTGCGATGTTGATCAGAACAAAGAGCCTAATTATAAATTTATTGACCAACCAGTATTTAAAGGTCCAAATTCAGATATGAAGAAAGTTCCTATTGGCACTGTATATGATAAAGCCAATGATAAAGATAAACATACAACTGCTACAGCTAAAGTAAAGAGAGCAGGATTTCTTGCTCATTTATCTCAGAATTCGGCAGAGCTTGAAACATATTTCAATCCTGATATTCATCTTGGTTCTATTATTGATTTAGAGATACCTAAAAAAGCTAATAGTGATACTTCTCAAGGAGAAAAACAGTTTAATGGTAAAGCTCTCGTTGTTGCTATCAGAACCAAAGTTAAACCAACTGGTCAACAGCCATATGCCACTATGATTCTTAGAGTTGTGAAGGCTTCTTATAAAGAAGGAGGCGAAGGAGAGGCATGATTAGAATAGCAGAAGTTAGAAACTTTGAAGACGATCCAACTAAATCTGGGCGTGTTAAAGTAAGAATATATGGTAAGAATAACGACGACCAAGAAGTGAAAGATGATGAACTTCCATGGGCCATGGTCATGCACCCAGTCACATCAGCTGCTACTTCAAAAATTGGTATAGTTCCTTCAGGTCTTGTTGTTGGATCTAGAGTTATTATTACATATCTACCAGGTGATGACGCCGAACAATATCCTATTGTTATTGGTTCTATAGCACGTGGTGATCTACCAGAAGGTAAATCGTAATGGCAGTTACAAAAGAAGCAGATAAAGACACTGGTGGTGATATTAATAATCCTGGTATTGATAATCCTGGCTATTCAAAAGGCGATAGTCAGGACAAAGATGCATTCAAAGATAAAAACAATATTTGGAACAACCAGACTATTGATCAAGAAGCCCCAAAGGTAACAAAAGACGAAGCAGAATATGGTGATGCTCCTTTTGTTAAGAGTGATGACGCCAAAGCATTGAGCGACATAAGAGATAAGTTCGCTCCTAATGCTGACAAACCAACTACAGCTTCTGCTAATCAAGGTAAAAATCTACCAGAGATATTACAACAAGTAGATCCTAAATCTCTTGCGCAAATGCTTCCTCAGATGATGAAGAGCATGGGACAAGCAAGAGATGTTATGAATATTACTATTCCTTCTGCAAGAATAACAGTGATTAGAGATTCTTTTTCTAATGCTTTAACTATTCTAAACGACCAGAATGGTTACGAAACAGTTATAACTGCATTTAGTATTGCTCTTGCTGGTAATGGATATGCATCTATTGTTCCACAATTTGCTGGTATTGTTTCTGATGCTATTCTTAATCTTGTCAAAAATGCATTTGCTTATGGCGCAGATAATATACCAAAGCCAATTTATAATCAGGTAGTTGTTGGCACTCTTGAACCTAATCCTGTTGTTCTACCAGCAGATGTACCTTTGTTGTATGTAAAACAGTATTATCCTATTACCGCTGATCCATATCCTGGATACATTCAGTGGCTTTCTCCAGATGGAACAAAAAGTGTTTATGTTAAGAGAGGCCCAACAGATTATCCTACTGATTCTGCTCTCCAGGATCTATTCACATCCGCTGAGATAAACTTAGCCAAAAATTTAAACCCTTATATTGCCACACAAACATTGACAGTTGATATTCTAAATAACTTGTTAATACAACAAGATCAATTGACTTATGATCAGGGTATTAATAATAGTCTTGGTAATGGCTCTGGTGGTGGCGGTGGAGGCCAAGGTATGCAACAGCTTCTTGGTATTCTGATGCAGTTAATCCAAAAGTTTCAAAATGGACAGCTTAAAGAAGGTGTTCTTAACCAAGGTAATATGCAGAAAACATTAGAGAAGTTCAAAAATAACATGGGCGCTCTAAATAAATTGGATCAATTGACTGGTAAAGCATTTGGTTTGGGTAATATAGGAGACATCGGTAACCTTCAAGGAATGCTCAGCCAAGCACAAGGTATGCTTGGTAAAGGTGGAGGAGGAGGTGGCGGTGGTTCTGGTGGAGGCGGTGGAGGTGGAGGAGGTTCTTCTCCAAGTGCTCCATTCACTCAGAATCAGATTAAGGTTACAAATAACATACTGAACATTCTTGCTAATAATCAGCCAAAGACGGTTTAATAATGTCTGATAAAAATAATAAAAAACTACCTAAGTGTAGTGTGAATAGAGGCGACACAAAACCAAAATATGGTTATGTGTACGGAGAAGCAGATGCATGCGGTGGCGGTCATCTACGTTACAGAAATCCTGCAGAAAATGATAAAACATGGGAACAAACTGTAAAACCAAGTGGTAATTACCAAACTATAGAACACGATCAACAACAAGACGTAGAATTACATACACATCTACATCCTGGTCATACAAGAGTATATGTCGGCAAAGGTCATTCAAAACAGATTGATGGACAGCATGATGTTAATGGTGAAAAGACTGGTCGTCATGAATATGGTGGCGATGCTGCATATAATAAAAAAGGTGATCACTACGAAGGTAGTGGCGGCAAAAGAATATGGGGTACTGGCGGTGGAGTGTTTGAACATCACACAAGTCCTGATAGTGGTGGAGGTGGTTCTGGAGGTAGTGCTGTTGGTGGTATGTTTGGCGATGCAGGTGGTGGTAGCACAGACCAAGGAACAAAACATAATAAAGTTGTTGATGGAGACACAGTAACCAAGAACAAAGGTAATCATCACTCAAACAGAGAAGGCGATGAAGTAACTGCTATTTCTGGTAATAAACTTACTATGATCAAAAAAGGCGATTACGCTACTAATGTTCAGGGAGGCAATTGGGATAGCGATGTATCACAAAAGGCTAGATTTAAGTCTGGTGACGACATGGCTATGTTGACAGATAAGAACTATTCGAGTGCTTCTAAGGAAAAAACTTCAATATCTTCTGGTAAAGATATGACCATTCATAGTGACGCTAAGAATGATATATCTTCAAAAAGTGATATGACCATTAGTTCTGATTCTAAGATTACTATTAAGGTTGGTGGCTCCTCTATAACTATTGAAGATGGTACGATCACTATTAAAGCCTCCAAAATCAAATTCGAGGAGGGTTAATGCCAAACGCACACAAAGAACAAGATCTAAGAAACTGTGGTGCAACCACTATATCACAAGGTCAGAGTTTCGTTACTATTTCAGATAAAAAATGGGCTGTCGAGAATGATCCAGACAGTCATGGTGGTGGAGGATTGATTGCCTCTAAATCTTATGTTACCATAAACGGTAAAAAGGTTATTGTTGATGGAGATAATGCTAACCCAGATAACGCAAGACATATGAACCCAAAAGCAGTGAGTCCCACTGGATTCGTAGAGGTAAATTAAATGGCTAATCTAAAATTAACAAGAGCCGAGACATTAACTGGATCTAAGAAGAAAACGGAGTTCTTTTCAGACTTTGTTTCCAGTTTTGTTGTGACTCCAATGGGCAATCAGCTTGGTAGGGTGGTTAACGAAAAAGCTATTAATCAGTCTATCAAAAATCTGCTTCTTACGGATCTTGGAGAGCGTCTATTCCAACCTAATGTTGGTTCTGATATTTCATATCTTCTGTTCGAACCGAATTTTGCAGAAAATTATGATATGATTGAAACATTCATAAAATCAACAATTAAGAATTTTGAACCAAGAGCCCAGATTCAGCAAGTATTGTTTGATAATGATCTTAATAACGAACATGAGATCTATGTTACTATCGTATACAATCTAATAAATAACCCTGAAATTATAACTTTTAATTTGCTGCTGAAAAGAGTCCGATAAATGGCCAATAGCTCTCTTACACTAAGTTCTCTTGATTTTGACACTTTAAAGAATAATCTTAAGAAATTCTTATCTTCACAGGATATTTTCAAAGATTATAATTTTGAAGGCTCAAACATCAACGTCCTATTGGATGTATTATCATATAACTCATATCTGAATTCTTTCTATTTGAATATGATAGCTTCAGAGATGTTCTTAGATTCAGCGCAGAAATATGACTCTATTGTATCTCATGCGAAAGAGCTAAATTATGTTCCTCGTTCGGCTTCTCATTCAGTAGCCGATATTTCTTTCACATTAGAGACAAAAGATCTTAATAATAAATTAACTATCCCAAAAGGGACTAAATTTTATGGCACTAATTCTAATGGTACCTTTAATTTTGTAACAGATCAGATTTCAACATATGTATCGGTTAATGACACTTTCTCTGTAGCTAATTTGCTTATTAAAGAGGGTTCATATTTTCAAGATTCATATATTATGAATTATGACCTCGAGAATCAGCGTTTTCTTATCTCTAATAAGAATATTGATATTAGTAGCATTTCAGTTAATGTAAGTGAGAATTATGGAGCTAATGTAACAGAGTTTCAAAAAGTTAATACTTTATACAATTTAGATACTTTTTCTAATGTTTATTTCATTCAGGCAGCAGAGAATAATCTTTATGAAATTACATTTGGAGATGGTTTGTTTGGCCGTAGACCTTTAAACGAAGCTCTTATTACTGTTAAATATATTATAACTAATGGCTCAGATGGTAATGGTGTAAAGGCATTTAGTCTTTCCGATGACCTTGGTTTTCTTAATGGTGGCACTGCAAATCCATCTACAATAACAGTCAATAGAGAATCTCAAGGTGGTGCTAATCAAGAATCTATCGAGTCTGTTAGATTTACTGCTCCTAGATATTTTGCCACTCAACAGAGAGCTGTTTCTTCTGATGACTATGCTTCTTTGGTTTTAGCTAATTTCGGTGGAGAAATAGGAGACGTAGCAGTTTATGGCGGAGAAACCACAGAACCTAAAAAATATGGTCGTGTTATTATTTGTTTAAAACCTTCTTCTGGTGTTATTGCACCTAATTATGTTAAAAATAAAGTTGTAAACTATCTTAGGGATTATATTGTTATTCCTAATAGAGTTCTTATTTCAGATCCAGAATATATGTATATTTGGATGAATTCTATTGTTGAATATAACATTTATAAAACTGATAAATCTCCAAAAGATATTCAATCTATTGTTATTAATACTATAACTGATTTCAGCGAAAATAACTTAGAAAAGTTTAATAAAGATCTTAGATATAGCAGATTGGTAGCTGATATTGATAATTGTGATATAAGTATATCTAGTAATCAATCAGATATTCGTGTTATTAAAAGAATAGCTCCTAAAATGAAATATCCTTCTACATATTTGTTAGACATTAATAATCCTATTGATGTTTCTGGGGATGTAATAGATAATCAAGATTTATTAGAAAATCCTACATATGAAGGTAGATTTGACGTTGCTAATATAATATCTTCAAGATTTGATTATATTACATCAAAAGGAGATACATATTCTATTTGTTATATAGAAGATGACGGAGAAGGAGTTCTTTCTGTATATTCTATTATTAATAGTATACTAAGTAAAATTGAAGACGTAGGTACAGTTGATTATAAAAAAGGTATATTAAAAATTAATAATATAAGAGTTTTCAATTTTGAAAGATACATTTCTATCTATTGTAAAACTATAGGTAAAGATGTTCTTGCTAATAAAACAAAAATAATTATCATAGACCCAGTTGATTTAAACATCAATGTTAGAGAGACAAGTTATTAATGCAATTTTCTATTGAATCAATTGTATCTAATTTTATAGAAAATCAGTTCCCTCGTATCTACAGAGAGCAGGGACCCGATTTTGTCATGTTTACAAAAGCATATTATGAATGGATGGAAAATAAAGATTCTTTTCCAGACACTGATGGTAGTTTAGTAAAACCTCCTATATATCAAGCTAGAAAGCTATTAGAATATAGAGACATTGACGAAACATATATTGAATTCTTAGAACATTTTCAGCAGAAATATCTATATGGTATTCCATTCAGTATTATTATCAGTAAGCGTTATCTTCTAAAACATATATTTGATGTTTATAGATCTAAAGGCACTATTCAATGTTTTCGTCTTTTATTCAAACTAATCTATGATGAAGATGTTGAAATTTATCTTCCTGGTAAAGATTTATTAAAACCATCAGATGGTTCATGGCATGTCCCACGTTATCTTGAACTCTCTAATCAGAGCCCAGCTAATGTTATTGCTCAATATGTTGGTAAAACAATTATTGGTGTTACTTCAAAAACTGTAGCAGTTGCTGAAGATTATGGTAGAGAATCTCTTTATAGAGACAGACTTAACATTCTTTACATCTCAAATTTAACTCCTAAAGAAGGAGAATTTACTGTTGGAGAAGCAATTGTAGAGTTAGGACAAGAAAGTAACACAGCTGTAGTAATGAATGCTCCAAGAGTTCTTGGTTCTCTTGCTACGCTTGAAATTTTAAACGGTGGTGATAAATTTATACAAGGCGATGCATTAAAGATAATGCACAGAGAAGCATATACTAATGCTATAGCATCATTCGGCGATGGTGGTATTGTAAGAGTTATAGAAACTATGAGAAGTCGTGGTTCTCTATATTTTGATATTCAAAAACCAGGGTTTGGTTTTACATCAAATGCTCAAATATTTTTATATAATAGTCCTTATGATAAACAAGGTCATGGAGCATCTTTTACTCTCAATTCTCTTACCTTAAGAAAAAAGATTTATTATAATACTGATATTTTCTGCGATCATATGAATAATGTGATTGGCGCTGATTCATATGATTTTCCTAAATTACCAACTGCTAATGCTCAAACAATGATTGGTAAAGCATGGAATTATGGAAACAATGTATTTGGAGCTATTGAGTCTATTACTAATATTAAAACAGGTTATGAATATCAAGCTGCAGCTAATGCATTTGTTCGTTCTACTCTTTTGTCTAACACCCTTCCTGGAAATGTGAGTTATAATAACACTTGGAGTTTATGGAATCTTTCTTATTCTGGTGAAGCAAAAAATTATAGTAATACTGATGTTGTTACTATATATGATGAGAATGACACTAGTGGAACTTATACTACTAATGCTTATGTTGGTATTACTACTAATTCTGTTGGCGGCGATCTTAAACTCAATATTAAAGATATAGGTAGTGGTTTTACAAACGGTCAATCTATTGTAATTTCTTGTAATACAGTAAATGGTTCGGAAATTCAATGGTCTGCTGGTCTTCTTGTACCTGTACTGGGAGATGGAACAAATTTTGACCTTTATTTTGATAATAATGATATTGTAGAACTTACAGATAATACTAGTGCATTTATTCCAATTAAAGATATTGGGATGATTAAACAGGTCATTAATGCTACTTGTATGTTCTTATATGGTAACGTAACAAGTAATTCGACAGCTAATTCTTGTTATAAAGTTGCTCCAGTTATTATGCCAGCACAGTTTTCTGCAGAAGAAGCTGACAAGTTTTGGACAACTTCCGTATACGATAGAGCCAAAACTCAAACAAAATTTGGTCCATACGGTCATTATATTCTTAGAAAGGTAATGGCAGGTACTAACGATTTTATTCTTGCTGATCCAACAAGTGGTAATAGTGTTGTTAAAACTGTTAATCTTATAGATTCTGGTAAAGGATATCTGGATGGTGAGCTTGTAAAGGCTTATCTCTATGCTGGTATTTCTAATAATGTTAATATTTTAGCACAGGGTTCTGGATATCAAAATACTGACGTAATAATATTTTCTGGAGGTAGTCCTTCTACATACGCTTCAGGAAGAGTAGTTACTGATGAAAATGGTTCAGTAGTAGATACTATTATCGTTGAACATGGTTCTGGATATCAAAGTATTCCTAAATTAACAGTAAAATCTTTTAAAGGTAAAGGTTGTCAGCTGGAAGCTCAACTTTCTGAATTTAATTATAAAAGTGTGATAACTGGTAGGGTAAAAATTAAAGGTTCTGGTACGGGAAGAGGATACTGGACTAATTCAAGAAGCTTCTTGAGTGATAATAAATATATCCAGGATAGTTATTATTATCAGGATTATTCCTATGAGATCCAAACTGGATTCACTTTGGATAAATATAAGAATATTCTTTATGATACGTTTCATCCTTCTGGTAATGAATTGTTCGGCAAATATGTCATGCATGAGGTTGGGGTTTCGGAATCTAAGATTCTGTACGAATCAGTTGCAGCTAGTTTTGCTATAGTTCTTACTTGTGACGATACGCTTATTACTTCTGATACTACACAACAAACAGTTAACGAAATCTAAGAGGGCATAGAATTGTCAAGACAAATAATTAATATTGGTTCTCAACCAAACGACGGTACTGGTGATCCAATCCGTTCAGCCATGATCAAGGTGAATGACAATTTCTCCGAGGTTTATGGTAGCTGGACTGCGACAGGCCCTTTCATTATCGCTTCAGATAACTCTAATACGGTTATTACAGATAAGTCTATAACTGTAGGTCTTGTTAGTGTTGGAGCTAATTTATTTGTTAATTCTACCGCTCTTTTCATCAACGGAAATTCTTATATTTCTTCTGTAGGAGCTCTTGTTCCAACTCTGAATATTGGATTCGGTCTTAAAGGTAATTCTACAACTTTTGTTGTGGGTAATACTATCTCAAACACTACTATCAGTTCTACAGGCGGTATTACTGGTCCATCTTATTCTGTTGTTGGTGGTCCTGTAATTGATCAGACTGGTATTACTGTCGGACAGTCTGTTTTAACTAATTCTGCATTAACTACGCCAAGTCTTGTTACGGGTAATACAACAGTAAATAGCGTTGGTTTTACAAATAAAAATACAACTATTAATGGCGATCAAGTAATTGCTTCAAATATTACTTCTACGTATTTGTTGACAGCTAATTCTATTGATGCTGGAGATATTGTTGCCAACACTGTTAAATTTAAAGGTGGTGGTGGTATTCAGAGCGGTAATATCGTAGCGAATGCTGTTACTGTTGGTAATGTTTATATGGTTCCTAACTTTATTACAGTTGGTAACGGATTTTCAAATGGCACTGTTGTTGGGTTTGGTGGTGTTAATACTGGTACACTCAGAGCTTCTGGTAACGTATACGCTAACGGTATTGTTGCTAATACTCTTTATGTTACTACGCAATCTATTGATCAGATTTCAGCTAATTTGATAACTCTTGGTGCTCTAGCTACAATTAACTCGACATATTTGGTTATGCCGAATATTTTGTCATCTAATACAAGATGTTATGATACTTTACAAGCAGATCAACAAATAAGAGTTGGTGATCTAAGCACTAACGCTATTATTACGCCAAGTACTCTTACTATTGCTAATGTTTCTAGTAATACTCTTTCTGTCAATAAAATATCTTATATGGCAGATATATATTCTAATTCACAGATCATTGTAACTGATACTAATAATAATAAAACTATTATAAGCGGTTCTTCAGTAACTACTGGAGACATGACAATTACTAAGACATTTACAGCTGCTGATATTGGAGCTAATACAAATATCTATCTTGGCGGTAGATTGTTAGCAAATACTACATTATTCACATTTAACCAATTCCAGATATCTGACAAAGACGGTGGTACTTTCTTTGGCCCAAGTGGTACTTTGTATGTGAATAATTCTACTGTTGAAGCTGGTGGCGTTACTCTTGCTAGTTTGTCGGTTAGAGTTGGTGGTTCTAAAGTAAATGCTACTTCTGTAGTTGCTCCAACTCTTGTTACAGGTAATGTTTATTCTAATTCGTTTATTAGACTTGGTTTGAACGATACAGACCCAACTCTAACAAATACCAATATCATGTATGGTATTTCAAATATCGCTTTAGATAGTATTAGTGTTGGCGTAAACGTAACTAATGCTTCTGGTGTTTATGTAACAGGAACACTTGGTGTTAACGGAGCTCTTATAGCTAATAATTCTAAAGGTAATCTTAATCAAGTTCTTACTTCAAATGGCAATGGTGTTTATTGGGCAGCTGCTCCTGTTGATCCAGGCGCTATGCAGAAAGCTCAGAACTTAAACGACGTTGCTAATAAAGCAACAGCAAGAACTAATCTCAGCGTTCCTGATCTTATTGGTACTGGAGCGTCCGGAACTTGGAATATTAATATTAACGGTAAAGCTAATACTGCTGGACTTGCTGATACATCAACATTTGCTAACACTGCTGGTAATTCTAATCAATTACAAGGTCAAGTTGTTGGCGCTAGTCCTAATCAGATTATAGCTCTTGATAATCTTGGTAGACTTCCTGCTGTTGATGGCTCGCAACTTACTAACATTAATGGTTCTGCTATTGTTGGAGATCTTCCTACAAGTTCTGATAAAATTATTATTTCTTCTACAGAACCTGATCCTGCTCAGGGTGGGCAAAACTGGATTTGGTTTAAGGTTTAATTTATGGCTCGTCAATTCATATATCTAACCAGTGGTAGTCAGTGGACTGTTCCAGATGATTGGAATAGTGCAGACAATATTATTCATTGTATAGGTGGTGGAGCTACTGGTGGTAATCAAAATGGTGGCGGTGGTGGCGGTTATGCAAGAAAATCAAATATATCTTTAACAAAACGTAATGTAATTAATTATTCTGTTGGTGGTATTTCTGGAACAAGCTGGTTTATTGATACGTCAACTATTTGTGCCACTGGTGGTTCTGGGCAATCTCCTGGATCTGGCACTGCTGGTGATGTTTTATACACTGGTGGTACTGGTGGTGGATCTGGTACTACTGGAGGTGGTGGAGGTGGTGCTGCTGGTCCAAATGGAAATGGTGGTAGTGGGGCTGCAGGTAGCAATTATGGTGGATCTGGCGGCAATGGTGATGCTGGGGCAGGTGGTGCTGGTGCGCCAACTCCTGGTAGTACGAGTGGTCAGTCAGGATCTCCAGGCAACGAATTCGGTAATGGGTATGGTTGTGGTGGTGGAGGATCTGGTGGAGGATTTGGAGGTAATGGTGGCTCTGGTGGCAGTTTTGGTGCTGGTGGCGGTGGTACTTCTAATTTAGCTTCTCCAGGAACTGGAACTCAAGGTCTCATCGTCATTGAATACACCCCTGGTCCGACTTCGCCAACACAAAATATGTCTATTAAATACAATGGTCAGTGGGTAAAACCATCCAATATTTTCGTAAGAAATAACGGTCAATGGACTCAAGTATTAGCAATGTATGTAAAAAATAATGGTCAGTGGATCAAACAGTAGGAATTAAAATGGGAAGACTTACGCCAACATATAAGAAAGCAATATATGACGAGTTAGTGGATAATATTACTGCTAACACTTCACAGTATTATGCATTTGCTTCTCATCCTATTCCTCTTCCTCCAAACACAGCGCCAGATCCTGTATCAGCTGATGATTATTCGGTTGATTTTTTGAACAACTGGTATATGTTATTTGGAAAGAAACTTCAGGCCAAAGATTTTGCTCCTCTAGTATTTAAGAATCTTTGGACTCCTGGACAGGTTTGGGATCGTTATGATAACCGTTCTAATACTGTTTTTGCTAACAATAGATTTTATTGTCTGGCTCCTCCTACGGATCCGGATGGTGATTATTATTTCTATAAATGTATTGACAACAATAATTTTGGTATTTCTAATACAAACCCATCCACGCATGGAACACCCATGCAAAGAACTACTTTTAAAACAAGCGATGATTATGAATGGAGATATCTAGCCAGAATATCAGCAGACACATTTGGCAGATTTTCTACGACTGATTTCTCTCCTATTTACACTGATCCTTCTGTGGAAGCTGATGCTTTTTCATATTGTTCTGTGGATAAAGTTGTTGTAGCTAATGCTGGTATTGGTTATGAAACATGGGCTAATGGTGTGATTGCCTCGATTTCAAATACTACAGTTCTTCAATTAGACGATAATTGTAAAGCTATTAATCAATATTATAACAATAATGCTATTTACATTTATAATTCTACTTCTACTTCTGGTCAAATTTTTGGTATTGTTGATTTTTACATTAAGAATAATAATAAATTTGTTGTTCTTGATGGAGAAGCTAACACTGATAATATCTCCCCCGGAACCACTCAATATGATATTGCTCCTGCTGTTATTTTTGAATCTGATGGGTTTTCTCCAGTTGGTAGAATTATTATATCACAAGTAAATAATGCCAATTCTATCGATCGTATTCAAATGTTAGATACAGGATCTTATATTAGTTGGTGTAATGTTTCTATTAGAACAAATCCGGATTATGGGTATGGAGCTAATATCTATGCTGTCGTTCCTCCTCCTGGTGGTCATGGAGCTAACCCAGCTGTAGAATTAGATATGGTTGGATATGGAATTAATATATCTTTTGTTAACTCCGAAGGTAATACTATACCTACAGACAATCTACTATATAATAAAATAGGTATTCTGAAAAATCCTTGTGTTTTACAAGATGATGGTTCTAAGGGTATTCAGTATTTTAATCCAACATATAATAATATTATGGTAGCTAATGTTCAATATACATCATTTTCATCAGGACAGTCTGTATATGGAGCTAATAGTAATTCTAGAGGATATATTCTATATGCTAATACTACTCAGATTTGGGTAGTCGGTGATAAAACATTTATAACAGGAGAAACCTTAAGAAACGCTAATGGTACTCTTCTTGGTAAAATCAACATTGTAACAAAGGGTGATATTTACACTCAAGATATTACACCTATCTATGCACAGAATATAAATAACATTGCAAGAAGTAATACTCAGACAGAAAGCTATAAGCTGATTCTGCAAATATAATATAAGGAATCGAAATGCCTTTAGATACAAATTTTGACGTTTCTCCGTTTTTTGATGATTACGATCCCCAGAAAAAGTATTACCGAATCCTATATAGACCATCGGTTGCTGTTCAGGCTCGTGAGCTAACACAGACTCAGACGATCATCCAAAATCAGATCGAGCGTTTTGCTGGAGGCGTTTATACAGACGGTTCACGTATTGATGGATGTAGCCCAACTATCATCCCAAATCTTCAATTTGTCCGTATTCAAGATAAATTTATTGGTAATAACGATATTTTTATCAACGATATTCCTACTTCATATCTTCTGGTTGGTAATACTTCTGGTGTTCGTGCTACCATTGAGGTGGCTAAAGAAGGTTTATTTGTAAATTACCCAAATACCAATCGTTTCTATATAAAATATATTTCAACTGGTAATCAGGTTGGAAATGTAAATTATACCACTTTTGCTAATGGTGAGTATATTAACATATATAATGATTTTCAGGATAAATTTTCTGATCTCGATCCAACTAATATTGAATTTAAAACTCGTGTTATTACAACTAACAGTTCAATTCAGGCTGTAGGTAAAGGTTACGGATTCAAAATCGAAAACGGTATTATTTACCAAAAAGGTTATTTTCAGAATATTGATGAGCAAAAAATAGTAATCAGAGATTACGATCAAAATGTTTCGAATACGTTAGTAGGTTTCGAGACAATAGAACAAATCGTAACTGAAAATCAAGATCCTTCTTTAAATGATAACGCTCTTGGTTATCCTAACGAAAACGCTCCAGGAGCTTACCGTCTTAAATTAAATCCTGTTATTATTGCTCGCGAAAAACAAGATATTGCTAATAACGACGCATTCTTTGCTATTTTTCAGTTCTCTAATATTACTGGCGAACTTATTATTGATAAAAGCACTGATCCTTATTCTGCTATTGGCGATTTCGTAGCTAAAAGAACATACGACGAAGCTGGCGATTTCGTTTCAAAGCCATTCCTTGTAGAAGCTGTTCAGAACGACGATCCTACTCTTATAACTTATCAGGTCTCTTCTGGTAAAGGTTATGTTCACGGATATCAAGTAGAATATACTTCTTCACGTGCCGTTGATGCTCCTAAAGCTACAACTACAAATTATGCTATAAATCAGATCATTACTGCTAATTATGGTAATTTCGTAAGAGTTCAAGAGTTTGCAGGAATTGTCCCATTAGTATCTTTACCAACAATTAATATCTATCGTAATCCTATTCAGGCTATTACTAATAATTATCCTGGTTCAGTTTCTCCAGCATCTAATCCAGTTGTTGGTACAGCTAAAGTTAAATCTATTGTATATGATTCTGGCGTTCCAGGCACACCAACTTGCACGTATAAATTATATTTGACTGATATTGAGATGTTATCAGGATATAGTTTTGCTGGTAATGCAAGAGGTTTTGGTCTTGACAATGGACCATATGGAGATTTCTGGGCAGATGCTGTTGTTGTTAACAACAAAACCATTCTTGATCAAACTGGAAAACTTTCTCTTGTATTGCCATATGGTAAGAAAGCTCTTAAAACTCTATTTGTTAATGGGGATTATGATACTAGTTTCTATTTCAGAAACTCAGTAAAAGGTCAGCTATTATCTAATGGATTTATTTCCATAACGACAAGTAGTTCACATCCAGGTGGTTACGACGTTATCGGTTACAGCCCTGGTGTTCTTGGAGATACTTTAGAGAATCAGTTCATTATTACTCTTGAAAATAATGTAGCTACTGACAATTTCCCTGGCGTAACAGCAAACGTCTTTGTCAACAATAGCAACTATTACGCTAATATTTCTTCTGGACAGATTGCTAGTTATTTTTATCCAGGTGAATTCATGTATATTGGTGGTGTTGGATATCGTGTTGAAAACATTGTAAATAATTCAACAGTCCAACTTGCTGGATCTCCTACAGTAACAGCATCAACTGCCTTTGGTAAATATTGGCCAGCTGGTTATTCTGTTCCTCTTGAGAATAATATCTCTGGTGGTGATAGATACGTAAACGTAACCAGCCCAACAACCCTTTCTGTTATTTCTGGTGTTGGTAATACTTCTGCACCTCTTACATCTTCTGCTAATGCTATCGTTCAGTTCAGAATGGAGCGTTATTCTGCACAGGCAGCAAAGAAAGATGTTATAAGAAATGTATATATTAAAATTAACACTGGAACTAATCCAGGTGGTATTAATGGACCTTGGAAACTTGGTATTCCTGACGTATTTGGTATTAATAATGTTTGGGCGGATGCTAACGATTATTCTACAGCAATAGCCAGCGATGTAACAAATTATTTTGAACTGGATACTGGCCAAAAAGACGAGTTTTATGATTATTCACAACTCGTAATTAAACCACAGTTTGCTAATGCTCTTACAGGAACTCCTTATATTGTTGTTTCTGTTGACGTATTCAAAATTAATAGTTCTACTGGTATTGGGTTCTTCTCCGTAGATTCTTATCCAACTAGCAATGTTTCTCCAACTCCTAATTCATATATTTCTTGGGCCGAAATTCCAATCTATAACTCTGGCGCTGTAAACTATGACCTAAGAGATTGTATTGATATTCGTGCTGTTAAATCCAACACAGCTAATTATGCTACAGATTTAGCAGCTGCTACTATCAATCCTCCAGATTCGTCTGCATTTGTTAGTGACTCTACTTCTTATCTAACAGAACCAGATACTAATATTACATCAAGTGTTGAATATTTCTTAGGTCGTATTGATCTTATTACTATTGGTGCTTCTGGGTCTTTGTCCGTAGCACAAGGCGTTCCTTCCGAAAGACCAACAGTTCCTACTGTTGACGTCGACGCTATGTCTATTTGCACTGCTTATGTTGCACCATTCCCAACACTAAGTGCTGCTGAAGGAAATCTGTATGGAAGACCAGATTATGCAGTAAAGACTAAGATATCTTATAATCGTGTTTATACGATGAGAGATATTGGTGTTCTTGATCAGCGTATTCAGCGTCTTGAATACTATAATACTCTTAATCTTCTTGAACAGCAAGCTAAGACTTTGCAGGTTCCTGATTCTAATGGGTTGAATAGATTTAAGAATGGCTTCTTTGCCGATCCTATGAACTCGCATGCTTTTGGAGACGTTTCTAATATCGAATATCGTTGGTCTATCGACTCAATGTTCGGTTATGGTCGTCCAATGTATTCTTCTGAGAATATAAATCTTGTATTTAATGGTAATCTATCAGCTGGTGTTGTTCAGACTGGTAGATATATTACTCTTCCTTACACTCATGAGTTGATTATTAATCAGCCATTTGCTACTAAGGTAAGAAATAACGCTCAGGATGCATGGGCATGGACTGGTGTTATGAACCTGTTCCCATCTTATGATATGAACAGAGACGAAACTATGCTTCCTGCTCAGGATGCTCGTATCGATCTTACTCAGCCATTTGCCGAGTTTGCTAATGCTGTTGCTCAGGCAACTGGTGCTACTGTGTTCGGTACTCGTTACGGCGACTGGAGAACTCTGTCTTCATCGACTGTAGAAACTCGTGTCAGAAACTATCCTATTGTTACGGTTACTGATACTACTACAAGTCAACAGGATAGAACTGTAACCAATACATTTACTGTTCCTATTACTCAAACATTTGATATTGGTACTTACGTAACTGACGTTTCTATTCAGCCATATATGAAGTCAAGAACAATTGCTTTCGTTGCTGGTAATCTAAAACCAAATACACGTGTTTATCCATTCTTTGACACAGTTGCTGTTGCGAATTATACTGCTCCAGGTGCTCTGAATACTGCTCTTGGTAATACTATACAGCAAATTGTTGCAACTGCTTCAACTACTGGTAAACCAGATGCAGTTTGTAATCGTACTGGTAATTTTGGCGATCCTCTTATTACCGATAGTACTGGTACTCTTTATGGTGTATTCTTGGTTCCTGATGGACAGTTTAGAACTGGCGATAGAACTTTGCTCCTTATGGATCAGAACGATTATGTTACTGGTGCTAATGCTGCTATTACATCAGCTACTGCAGTATTCACGGCTTCTAATATTTCTGTTACTAAAAGAGATTCGACTATTACTACTGTAACTCCTTCAGTTCGTAGTATTCAATCTGTTCAGGACAGAACTTTAGTAACTGCTTCGAGCTATTCATATATCGATCCTCTTGCTCAGTCGTTCAATCTTGATGCTCCACAAGAACAATCAGGTGTGTTCGTTACTAAGATTGATCTTTTCTTTAAGACTAAAGATAATAATTATGGTGTAACTGTTGTTCTTTCTGGTATGACTAACGGATTCCCAGACTCTAATAAAGTTTATGGTACTTCTTATGTTGCTCCATCAAATATTAATTTGAGCGATGATGCTACTGCAGCTACTACTTTTGTGTTTGATCAACCTATATTTGTGAATGCTGGAGATCAGTATGCGTTTTATATCGAACCAGAGGCTAACTCTCCAGAATATTCAATGTGGATGTCTGAAATTGGTGGTACTGATGTTACAACTGGCGCTCAGGTTTATACTAACCCATACGCTGGCGATGCTTTCCGTTCTTCTAACGCCAAGAGTTGGACAGTTCTAACAAGAGAAGATATTAAATTTAGTATCTATTGTGCTAACTTCGTTGTTGGTTCTGGTACTGCTGTGTTCGAAAACGAAAACGATGAGTGGATCAAATACGCTCAAGTTGTGCCTTTTGCTAGTGATAAAGTTCCACAGGTTGGGGATGAAATATTTGTATTGAATTCACCAACTGATATAACTATTCCAAATACTTCTATTACTGGTATTATTCAGTCAATTGATGAAGATAATACCACTTATAAATTGGATTCTTCTATCGGTGGATTCTTACCTAATACTACTCTTGGTGTCTTTAGATTACCACAGAATAGTAATTCATCGGCAGCAAATGCATCGACTCTGATTTCTACATTTACTCTTGATTCGTTTGTAAATCCAGTTCTTGATGCTATTGTGCCTTCATTTGCTACAATGCTTCCTGTTGGTGCTTCTATCAATCTATCATACGCTGGTACTGCAGCTCAATCTGGAGCTAAAGATCAGTCTTATATTGATCTTGATTTTGATATTGAGAAAGAAATGATTGATTATGAAAGAGCAGTATTCTCTAAATCTCTTGAAATGACTCTTGTTCGTACTAAATCTCTAACTGTTAATGCAGTATTCCAGAATACTAACAAGTATCTCTCTCCTGTTATTGATTTGACTAAGAAACATGCTCTTGTTATCGAAAACAAAATTAATAATGATAATACAAATGAATATACTAGATATGGTTCTGCTATAGCTAAGTATGTAAGTCAATCTGTTGTATTAGCAGACGGTCAAGATGCTGAAGATCTAAAAGTTTATATTACAGGATATAGACCTTATAATACTGATATTGAGATATACGTCAAGTTCCTTGCTAATGAAGATAGCGATTTATTCCAGAATAAAGTTTGGACAAAATTGGATAATGATGACATTCAGTTATATTGTAATCCTCTAAATACAACAGACTTCAAAGAATTTACATATAGTGTTCCAAAAACTCCTCCTGTATCACAGGCGGCATATATTAATCAAGATACTGGAGTTATTCAATATCTTGATGCTTCTGGAGCAGTATATGCTACATTCAAGACTTTTGCAATCAAAATAGTTCTATTGAGTCAAAGTAGAATTTATGTTCCTAAAATTGACGATCTTAGAGCTATAGCTTTACAGGTATAAATATGATTAATAATGATGGTTTTGTTAGATCAGAATCGAATCCAGGAGCTATATTAAACGTAGATAATACAGCCCTGGATGCTTATAAAAGACAGAAAAAACTTATGAAAAATTTAACTACCCATGAAGATAGGTTAGTTAAAGTTGAAGAAACAATGAAAGATGTGAAAATGCTTCTTGAGAAGCTATTAGAGAAAGCGGAAAAGTAATGGTAGCCAATATTGCTAATACTAATCTAACCAATACATTTGATTATTGGAGAAATAGAACGAACGAATGCGCTGACGTTCTTTCTTCTATTGTAGTCACATGCGACTCTAATACAACTCCAGGTAATGCTCAGATTACTGGAACTATGTGGTCTAATGCTGTATGTATCGGTAATAATTCAGTAAACACGACAATATATGCTCCGACAAATGCACAAAAAGCCTCGGGAGATTATTTCTTAACTGCAGATGGATCTTGGGTTCTTTCGCCAACAACTACTTCTAATGGCACTATTATTGGTGGTGCTAATGCTGTTATTGACGAATGGCCAATGGATTCTTTTGCTGGAGTTGAATATTTTGTTGTATTGAAAGATCCTGCGACAACTAGTTATATTTCTACTAAAATAGTTCTTATTCATGACGATATTCAAGTTTATATGACAGAATATGCTACTCTTTGGAATAAGACACAATTTGCTACATTTAACGCTATAAAAAATGGGACAAAAGTTCAATTACTTGCAGCTACAACAGCTGCCTCGTTTGTATATAAGTTCTCGAGGAATGCTCTCTAAATGGCTACAAAGGCTAATCTGGTTATCGATCAAGGAACGACTTATTCTGTCACAATCAATCTGACAGATGAGAACGGAGATCCTTTGAAGCTCCAGGGATTCAGAGCCAGTTCTCAGTTACGTAAATGGTATAGTTCAGCGAATGCTGTTAACTTCGACTGTTCTATAAATACAGACGATGGGTCAGTAACACTGGCATTAGACGCCTACCAAACCAGTATATTAACTGCGCAAAGATACGTCTATGATGTCCAGCTTTATGACCCAGCAGCCAATACAATCTCGAGAGTGCTCGAGGGGATCGCTACGGTAACTCCGCAGTCAACTAAGCAGGTTCTATGATGTTCAAGAAAG